AATCCATTTCTATATTTCCAAGTAGCTCCATCATACGTTACATTATCAAATTTTGTTCCAGTTCCCATTATCCAACTTGAAGATAATGCGTTTGCATAAATTGTATATTCTAGCGGTATCTCTTCCGAATTTGCAGATTTTAAATTTAAGAATACACTCCAACTTGTAGCATTATTCTCTACAATTGATTGTGAAATTTGTGTTGTATTGAATTTAATTAAAGTTCTAGCTATATCCATAGTAGAACCATAATAAAGTTTGCCCACTTCTAATATCTCATCTCTACCTGTATTTTGTTCAGGTTGTTGAAGATATATACTTGTGTCAAATGACGATGTAAAAAATTTATGCATTATATTGCCCTCCCTTTTATGTCTTTGTTAGGATATTTAAGTTCAAATACACATGGGTCTAATGAAGGATAAATAATTTTACCCCTAGTAGCTTCATCTATATTATAATCATTCGGTGCATATGTTCCATCTTGCGAACATAAATTATTTATTTTAACCGATGGTACACTCATTACTCCTTCTACGTTAGCTAATATTAATTCTATTTCCGAAATATTTATTGGTTTATTAAATGTCCAATTATCTATATTAAAATATTCTTGCATTTGTTTTAAACAATTTGCAAGAACTTCTCTTTTATTATAATTTGAATAACAAACTACTTCAAAATCTAAACCAATATTTACAATAAATCCATCTATTAAATTTATAGCGTCTGTAATGATTCTATATTCACCTATATAAGTTTTAAGATTTTGCTTAATTGCTTGATTTAAATTTGTTAGCTTTTTATTACCATCATATCCCAATACATACATATTGATTGCAAATGGATTGTTTACTTCACTTATTGCAGTTTTCTTTTGTGATAAAAATTTTGTCAATTCCTTTTGAATATCAGATTTGTTTAAACCTTTTATTGAATCTACTAAATTTGTAAATTCAGATAATGTATTTGGATTGGCTAATATCGACGCAGGAGAATTGTTATCAATCTCACCATCTTGTGAAACATGTACTTTTGCAATACTACCATATCGTCCAGGCATTGATAGTGCACGAATGATATAATCTTGTTTAGTTACTGCTCTATTTTGAGAACCGAATGTTGCTAATGCATTTTGTCTAATCTCCTCAATACTTTCGGCACCTCTACCACCTACTGCAGATTCTAAATTCTCAACTGCAATTGATTCTTTGCCGGCTCTATATGTTTGTAATAAATTTGTTTCTAATGATAATAAATCTTCGTCATATTCTATTTTATTTATAATAGTTAATTCACCTTGATTTATATTTGCATCTATTCCACCACCTGTTAAATAGGTTATAGTTAATGTTCTATTTATAGGAGATATTCCAAATGTATTTGTTTTTAAAAAATTTGATGGGTCTATTCCCTGATTTAATCTATTAACAGAATTAGCTAATCCCAATCCTACATTTTTAGTATTTGGTAATATTTGTTCATCCGGCATAGATACATCACCACTACCAAATTGTAAATCAATTGTATTATCTGAATTTATTTTAGTAGAAAATCTTCTTGGTACTTTTTGTACTTCTAAAACATATGGAACAATGCTTGATGATGTGTATAATTCCGAATTAGCCTGTGTGTTTGGTTTTTCAACAAATATACTTTCTTGTGCCAAATATGGAACTTCATAATATTTGTTTCCTAAATCATCTACTACCGATGTTATCTCTATAATATTTAAATCATCTATTGTTATAGTAGGATATTCTACATCAGTAACTGGGCCGATTGTTTTAGAAATCTTACTAGCCGATATTGCTTTTACTTTCTTTGTTATTAAATATAAATTTGGTTCTCCGGTGTTGGTATCTCTTTCATAAACATCAATTTCTCTATCAACTTCATTTGCAAAATCAACACCATCGGTTGTTCTAAAAACAACACCATTTTTTCCTGCAACTTCCATCCCTTCTTTTATTTTTAAATACATTCTGGAATCAGGTTGGTTATTAGTACCATTACCAGTAGATGGAACCAATTGATAAACCGTCATAGTTGTTACTGCAGGTGCGGTTACTTTTGGTTTATATCCAAAAGATTGTGCAATTGACATTACATTTTTTCTTTCGGTTGCATGATATAATAACGATTCTTTTAATTGTGTATCTTGATAAAATGATAAAACATCACCTATATAGGATGCCATTTCGACAAACACCATACCAGGTGAAGATTCATTAAAATCAGAATATGTGTTTGGAAAATATGTCTTAGTAAAATCTATAAGGTTTTGCTTTAATGTAGCAAAATCTTTACCAACATAATTGATATCTTTTTTATTATTTTTCCAACTCTTATCTAAAGGTTTCAGTGCCATCTATTTATTGTTTAATTTCTATACTTAATGCGTCTTTCATATTTGGATTTAATATTAATGAAAATGTTAAATCTAAAGATATTACATGTTTATCAATTGACGCATCATCGTAATCAAATATTATTTCGTCTATATTTAAATATGGTAACCATCTTTTTACGGCTTCATTTATTGTAAATTCTATTTTAGAATCAATATCATCCCTTATTATTGGTTCAAATATTAATTTCCAAATATCACATCCAAAATCAGGTTGCATTACCCTCTCACCCTTTCTTGTCATAATTAGGTTAATTAAATTACTTTTAGCCTGTGATAATGTAGAGTAGTTGGTAGAAAAAATACCATTCTTATCAGAATTTGTGTTTATTCCAATTCCTAATACTTTATAATTATTTTCAGCTAAATCAGTTACATTAACTTTACCTAATTCTATTGCCATTATTTAAATCTTTTTACTAATTCTGAATAATCCCTTGTTAATGCTTTTATTGTAGCATCTTGTAATCCATCACCCGTTGATTCAAAGTTTGGAACATTGGATGGTACATTTACATCTCTAAAATCCATAGTTTCCCATTCACTTTCATCAACTCTTAATTCTGGCTTAATCATATCTAATACACTTCCAACCGCTTGTGCACCTTCTTTACGTTGTGCAGATGTAAATGGTTGAGTCATATTCAAAATCTCATTTATCATTGGGTCTTTTGAAAATTCTCTTTGTGGTCTTTGAGGTTGTTGAACCGATTGTTGTTTTTTAACCGGTGTAGGAGTAACTTCTGTCATCTCTCTCAATGATGGAGTAGATGGTTTCTTTTGTGAGTTTAATGTAACTGCACCAGATTTAATAAGTTTGGTAAGTTCTTCTTTAACTTGTGACTTAACTTCATTTTTAACAACTTCTTTAATTAAAGTTAATAAAATTTCTGATTTCATAATAATTGTTTTGTATATGTTTAGTAATAAATATTTATCCTTTAGTTTTATTGTTTTGTTTTTGCATAATAAGTTCATCTATATTTTCAATAGGTACACCCTTTGACATTGTTTTTGTAATATCATCTAATAAGTTTATTCTTTGTAAATTTGATAATGTAGAACTTTTTATTTTATCGTAAGCAGTGTTAAAACTATTTTCAATTAATATAGAAGTATTGGGTGTCACAGATGTTGGTATAATTTTTCCAAGATTGCCTGAACTTGGTGTTTTAAAACTTTGTGCTATATTTTTTTGTAAACTTTTAGCATTTGAAACATCTTGCTTTGTTATGTTATTTATTTTATCTACTCTTTTTTGAATATCGCCATCTTTTACTTGCTGTGCAGGTGATTTTGGTGATTGTTTAAGTTGAGAATCATCAATGGTATTTGCAACATCGTCAAAAATAGGAACTCCACTTTTTGATATCTGTGCGCCAATTTCATTTGCAAGTTGTTGAGATATTCCTTCTTTTTGTAATTTTGCTAATTCCAATTTTCCATTGGGTGATAATAAAAGTTCATGTAAATTTTGTTTTCTGCTTTTTTTTCCTTTTTTTGGTAAAAATTTATTAACTACAAGTGTCGCACCCAATGCTAATAATGGTAGGCCGTATTTTTTTGCTAAAATTGTTAATCCACTATAAAAATTTAATTGAGCAGTGTATCCAGTTATTTTTGTATTTATTGATGATTTTATCAAAGCTTTAACTCCCAAACCACTTCCGCCCGTTCCAGGAGGTGGAACATAATATCCAACCCATGCTAAAACACCTGGGGCCGGTGGTGCAGGTGGAGGATATTGACAATTGCATATAAATATTCCAGCTAATGTTAAATTATGTAACATAGCAGATGCTATAAATGATAATAAAAACGGGTCAAATGAACCCTGTGGGCCAACTATAATTGATGTCCATTTTCCTGGAAATAATGTATATGCTTGTGTTGTTGTTAAATTTTTTAGACTACCATAACATGGCATTGTTGGAACCGGTGATTTAGCCAAACCTGCAAATCCCCAATATGCTAGAACTGCGGTACCACATAAATCCAATAATGTTTTATCTAATTTTTTACCAGAGTTTTTTGCTTGCATCATTTTTGCAATAAGAACTAATTTCATAATTTTCTTATTACCACTAGAAACGGGCACTCCACCTATTAAAGTTTTACCTGACTTTACAGTTTTATCATATGCATCACAAAATGCGGTTGCAAAAGCCTGTAAGTCTATTATTGCTTCATATTTTTTATTGACTACAAATTTTAGTAAACCCTTTACACCACCGGTGGGTGGCAAATTATGCCTAATGGTTTGTCTTACCATATGAG